TATCTGTTCCACCAGATTTTTAAGAAGACTCGTGAGGATATGGATGAATTCGGTAAAGACGCCAAGAAGACACTTAAAGTGAGTGGCTTATTGACGGCCAGTTTCATTATTGGTACAGTGGGTACCTATTATTTGGGATTGGACCGTTCCATTTACAGTAATCTGGGATGGAATAGCTAATTCGTAATCACGTAGTTCTTACCAAAGTAGAACACGACCGCGGCTACGGCACCCGTCGCCGCCAAGCCAACAGCGCTTCTGCCCCCTTGTTCGTTAAGGAACTTGGGGACAGAGGTCACGAGCTTGTCTTGCACAGGCTTACTCACCGCCAGGGCAGCACACGCCGCCACGAACAGAGCGGTCATTTGGTCATCCGTGAGATTGAGCGGGTTTTTAGACTCTTCCTTCTTCTCCTGGGCGACAGGTTGGGCGAAACCAGTCGGCGCACCCGCTTGCGGTGCAGTCATTTGTGGCATCACACCTTGCATCCTGGGGTCGGCGGAGGCGGGCATCATCATCATCGGGGACTGCTCGGGTTCCATGATATCAGCGATGGAGGTGGAATCCATCTCTTCTTTTTGTTGTTTACGGACATTTTTTTCATCAACAACAAACGCTGTAGAAGGCTGTTCAGCTGGTGGTGGTGGTGGAGCCATTAAACTCACCATACCATCTTGGTGTTGACTGAGGTCATACGTCGTAATCACTGGGTCGGTGGCCATTCTAAAATATGGTCTCATTTCTTTTTAACGACTGTGAGCGCAGTTTTCTTATTCATTTTTTTCGGGTCTCCCTGGCGTTGTTCCATGTGTTTGGGGTTGTACATTTTCTTGTGTGTGGCCCATAGTTCAGGTGCACCAACTCTAAAGTTTTTCCTGATGTTGGCTTTGTACCAGAAGACACAATCTGTGATTTTATTTGATTTCACAGTGTTATCTAACACAAGACACTCGTAGTTTTCGGTGCACGCATCCATGACTTTGTTAAACATTTCAAACGAAGGGAATATACCAAAGAAACTCTTATAGAGCTTTTCTCTATTTTGAATAATGTTTTCTCTAAGAATAAACACATAATCTACATTTGCTCTCAATGCTGGTGGGAGGTCCATACAATATTGCATTGTGAGCATAAAGAAGATTTTCCAGTGTCGTCCATTCATGAAACATTGTCGGATGCACGTGTCTTTTAGAAATTTGTTGTCATACATACAATCATCTAACAATAGGAAACATCCACAATTTGTTTTCCCAGCACTGATGAGTTTTCTCTGACGCTCTATAGCCCTCTCAATGGCTTCTTTATCGTAATCACCATAGATGAACAGGTCAGGGACGTGTTTACTGTAGTAGTGATTTCCTTCCTCTGTGCCCGAGAGAACGAGACCCGCTGGTATATGCTTTTTATAGTAGAGAATGTCCGCCACTAATGTTGATTTACCCGTACCTCTTTTACCTATGAATACACACACCTTGTCGTCAGCCATAGTTTCGGGTTTGAACTTCCTCAACTGAAGATTCATATCTACTAGAACGCACATTTTTTGTTTATTAAAATTTTACCCACTTATATCAGAGATGTCCGTGAAACTTGCGGCGACTGGGGTGGCTGACACCTGGTGCACAGGACAACCCACCTTTAGTCACTTCCTGATGAATTTCAAAAGACACACAAAGTTTGCTCAAGAACGGGTGGAAACCCCTTTCGATGGAGACATTGATTTTGGACAAGAAGTGTCCTGTAGAATACCACACGACAAAGGTGACCTCATTCGTACCCTGAGTTTGAAGATTACTTTGTCAGACCCTGAACCCGATGAAAGCGAAAGCATTAACGACGTCTACTGGCCACCGTCGGTGTGTTCTCATCTCATCGAATGGGCGGACCTCGTCATCGGTGGACAAACGATACAGCGCATCACGGGTGAATACATTTACATGCGCCAGCAGTTGTACAACAACGACGACGATGTTAACCAGACGGTGTATTTCCTCTCCGGACACGGTGACTTTTTACGATACAGTGGGGACAATACATACTTTTTAGACCTTCCCTTTTATAATTATAGACATCCAGAGTTGGCCATACCCGTGTGTTGTCTCACGAAACAACTCGTGGAAGTTCGTTTGAAACTCCGACCCCTTTCGGAGATGATTTTCCTCGGTGCCCCCGCGGGGGCTTCGGCAAAGATTCGTAATATTTCTTTAGACACTGATTTTGTTTTCATAACTCAAGATGAAATTAATTTTTTACGAACACGACCTGTGGAGTACGTGATTACCCAGCTCCAATTGTCCCAGTTTGACATGAAAGATGGATACAATAAAAAATCAGTGATGTTGCAATTTAAACATCCAGTGAAACAATTATATGTGGTTTCACAAAATGAATATTCAAAATCATTAAACATTCCAACAGATTTCAACACAATAAAAAATCTTCAACTTCGATTTAATGATAAAGTGGTCTTCAATCAAAATAATAAATTTTTAACATTTGAACAAGCATTGAAACATCACGTGAACGCACCCGTGATTTCAAAGAGTGCTCAATACTTCAACCCAGACAGTAACACACTTTTACCATATATTATCAAATCTGATTTTGCCATGTATTCATGGTCCCTCTATCCAGAAAGATATTATCCCACAGGTCAGGTGAATATGTCTCGCATCATTCATAAAGTTCTTGACGTTGAAATTTTACCATTGTATTCTGGATATGACAACAAAGTACGAGTGTACGTGGAAAATTATAACGTCATTCGCTTCGAGCATGGGTTAGCTGGTTTAAGATATTAATCTACCAGTATTATAGGAATGGCTGGACGAATTCAATTGGCCACCACAGGCCCTCAGGACCAGTTTTTCACGTTGAACCCCGAGTACACATTATTTAAGGAAAACTTCAGAAAACATTCAAACTATAGCGTGGAGTTTGTGGACATCGAACACTCCTCCAGTGCCGTTGACTTTGGTAAAACGGTGAGATACAGAATATCCGCGAACGCAGGTGACTTGTTGAAAACCGTGAGCCTCAAGTTTACCCTTCCGGCGATTAATCAAACGAATGTGGGGTACATTGAATCCGTGGGACACGCCATCATAGAGTACGCCGACATCATCATAGGTGGTCAAATCGTGAACCGCGTGACATCCGACTGGTTACAGATATACAGTGAACATTATTTCACACAGACGAAACAAAACCCATTGTATCAACTCGTAGGTAAATACCCAATACGAACTGCGGGGACGAGGTCTAACGATACATACATCTTGGGATATCTCGGCGCATCCACATCTGCCATTGATTTTTACGTAGACATTCCTTTTTATTTCTATCGTGAACCCACACTGGCACTTCCCCTTTGTGCCATATGTGAAAACCAGGAGGTGGAGATTGAGATTAAATTCAGAAAATATGAAGACCTCGTCGTAGATGTCAGTGATGGAAGTTTACCTACACTAACAAATCCCATCGTTTTTGACAATTTTACCCTACAATGTGAGATGGTTTTTGTAGATGAGGTTGAAAAAATTAAAATTAAAAAAACTCCTACGGATTATCTTATTATTCAAAATCAACAAGATAACTTTTTAGTTTCAGCGGGTCAAAATACAGCAAAGTTCAACCTTAATTTTACAAACTTGGTGAAAGAATTGTATTTCGTAATTCAATCAAAAGGGGCTCGAGTATTTGATTTTGATAATTATCGTCAAACAAATGAAGATGGAAAACTCGTATTATACGAACATCTCAACTATTTAAAACTCACCTTGGATGGTGATGAAGTTCTCACAGAAAAAACAGGAAAATCTGTTTTCCTTAAAGCTGTGCAGGCGGGTATTCATCACGCCAAAACGCAACTCATCAGGAGATTTTACAGTTACAGTTTTGCCCTCGAGCCTGAAAAACATACACCAACGGGTCACATCAACTTTAGTGTTATTAAAGACCAGGTGTTAGAGCTCAACTTGAACACGAACACCCTCCAAGATAGAGAAGTTCGCGTGTACGCCAGGGCGTATAACGTGCTTCGCGTCGCCGGGGGAAAGGCCCAAGTTATTTTTGGCATTCAATATTAACTATGATGAAGACTGGTTTCGGTGAATCATCGGGTGCTTACGAAGAACGTCAGCTCGAAGCTATTGGGGATATTTTGATGCCCGTACTTGAAAAGAGTATGTTATTGGCTGCAAAATACTGCAACGCGTGTGGGAGAGATGTCATCCTCCCACAGGATGTTGAATACGCGGCGAAATATTGTGTCATGAACACAGTCGGCCAGGACGTGGGCATGTCCATGCTCGCAGACGAGGAAGAGAGCGGCGATGACAGTGAAAGCGACCTTGAAGAGGTTGAACAGGAAGAGTGTCCAGAGTTCACACCGTACACTGGTGAAGACCCCGTGATGAACGCAATCAACGACGCACAGGTTGCGTGGGCGACGTGGGAGCCGACAAATCCGATAGAAATAATGTTAAAAAATGCTATAGATAGAGGTGATGGAGGGGTGGGACTCGAATGAGTTTAAGTTTAAACCTATCATATATGATTCTTCATCTTCATCATCATCTGATTCAGAAAGTGATGAAGATGAAGATGATGACGAATTGACAGAACCCAGGGGAATGACACTGGACACGTCTTCCAAAAAGTATAAGAAAATTGTAACAGAAGAAGAACTTTTACCCGAATAATTTTTTTCTGGATTTATAGTATAAAAAAATGTCTGCGATTGCCATGAACACGAATGTTCCGAAGCAAAACGTCGCTGTTGTTGAATCGGCCCCGTCCACCGCTGTCCTCAGCCAAGTTGGAGATACTCTTCAAGTTGTCTCTCAGCAACTCGAGGGTCAATCCTTGACGGCGTTGAGCCAAGGTTTCTTCTTTGCCGCCGCGCTCTCGTGGATGGATGTGTCCCGATGGGTGATCGGTCAATTCGTCAAGGGTAACAAGAACGGTGGTGTCCCGCTCACCTTGACGGCCATCGCGACGACGTTGTTGTCCATCGTGGTCTTCCTCATTATCTCTACTTTGAGCCCGAAGGTGCAGAAGCCGCAAGGGCCGATGTACGCCGTTGTGGGTGGCCGATAAACGTCATCAGGAGAATACCAACGACGACAATAAATACAATAGGAATCCACTTATACATGTCCTCCCCAGATGATTTTGGTTTGGGGACACGTATTGGTGGCGGTAACGTAAACTCTTCGGGCGTGACTTCCCTTGGTAAGTTTTCCAGGCGGTCTGTCGAACACGTGATTTCAAACTTCAAGGTGTGTTCTTGATGTCTAAAATCATAGGGAATGAGTTTGCCGTGACTCATGTAAAAAAATTCAACTCGGAGATTGTCCAACACTTTTTGAGGTCCAGAGTGAAACTCGTGCACGAGGGGGTCATCGGCACCTTTAAAATTCACAAAATCTGCACCGTCTAACATGATTTGACCCGTGTAGAACGGTGTCCCCGTGTACACGTGTTTCGTGAAATCATCGGAACCAGCGGTGACCCTGAGAAGAAGCGCATTAGGTCCATTAAAGTTCACCGGTCCACTCATCACCTGATAATTTGCATTGGAACTAAAGTCTGAAGAGTTAAAACCCATCATCTGGTGAGGTGTGGTTCTATCTGTGATATTACTTTCATATCCATTCGTTCCTGAATAAAATTCAAGTGTGAAAGGACCATCTTGTGTTGTGTTTGAAAACAGAAATGTGTCTAGGTGTGTGATGTATGACACCGAATCCACATTTGTCGTCGGTGGTTCAAGTGCTGTCTCGAGTTCAGAGGCACACGTACTTTTGTCCGTGTGGTTTTTCTCAGTCAACGTAATCGATGTTCCGTCGACGCTGAAGGTTTTATTTGTGGAACACACGGTGAGCTGTTGTGTTGGGATGCGTGCTGACACTAAGGAAATTTTAGACACATCATAGACTGGGTTTTCCAACGAGACCACGTAGTTGTTCGCGTAGGCGTAAAGGTTGGCATCTCTCTGACTACTATCTATGTCCAAAGTATAGACCTTCATTAAAATTAATGCACATAATTTTAATGAGTGTTTTTGTGTAAAAAAAAATTAGCAAAAGCTCTGAGCAAACGGGTTATTCTCTAGTTGTTTTCTAGTCGTGTTCAAGCTCTCGGGCGTGGCGTACGGGTTCGCCATCCCCTTGTACGGGTTGAGCTGATGGTAATCGGCATTCTTGTACTGCTGCATCCACGCCCCATTCATCGGATTCACCCGACCATCCACCCTGGTCTGGTCTGTGCGCACAGATGTCAACTTCCCACCCTGTTTCAACGGAGATTCACGAACGTTCATGCGCCCTCGGTTAGCCATACGGTTCTCCTGTCCTCTTCTATCTTCCGGTCTGAAACCATACTTCATCAACGCCTCGTTATCTCTCACCGCTGAAGCTTGGACAGCTGCAGAATTCTCGTACGCGCCGTGGAAGCTGTGAATACCAGGTTGAGGGTTATCCATGTGGGCAAACATCCCGTCGTTCAGGTCACTCTTATTTCTTGTCGGTTCCTGGGCGATTGTCATCGCCGAGGTCAATCGCTTCGGAGGGGCGTTTTGCAACCCATCCGTGCGCATCCCCGTCTCCGACCTGTTCGTCGTACGCTTGGTCTTCTCGTGTTCTTGTCTCGGGGTGATGGCACTCATGCCTTGCGCACGTCCACGCGCCGTCGGGTGACGATCGTAGAGGTCAGTGGTGCGCTCTGGTCTGTTCTTCGCGACTTCACCAACAATACCCCGGCGACCACCCATGGTATCGGAACCGTGGTTCGTGCGTCCAGGAAGTTGCGTGAGCTTGTATTCACCAACATTCGTTGGCATCACGCGGTACAGTTGTTGGAAACCACCAACGGCGGGCACATCAGCACTGACACCAAGACCCGGACCAACCATCTGCTTCTCCACGGGAGAGAGATTATTCATTCTGCCCTGGTCATAAAAACGGTCGCGCATGTCCAAGACTTCACCTCCTGAGGTACGTCTTTGTGGTGCGATTTCACCAAAACTGGGCATTTCCTGTTTGTTCACATAGTCAAGAGAATCGACGCCTCTCGCGGCGCCGTAGTTGAATTCAAAATCATCCTCGGTCTCATCAACTTGAATCATGGTGTTGGGTTTCGCTGGGGGGTTTTTAGGAACAAACTTCGGAGCTTCCTGTTCCTGTTTACTCAAAACCTTCCCTGCGTACACCAACGCCGCGACGGCTGCAATGGAAATGGGGTCTGCCATTCTTACTGTTTACTTGATATTATTTTTATATCGCTGCGCGAACAATTCATTTTGAACATCCGCACGCGTGCTGCTCGGTTCATATTCCATGGTGCGGAGGGGGACTTTGCACGTCATGTCATTGAGCGGGAACAAATTCTTTTCATACGTCATCACCAATGGCTTGTTGAAACGGGACGTGCTCTGGGGTCGCAACTGGTCGGAGGTATCGATGTATTGCGCCGGAGAGCCCTTACCAGCCATCAACGGCGCCGTGCCGTAAAGCATCGTGTTCGGTCGTCCACCATCGGCGTAGTTCAAAGTGCTCGGCTGGGGGTACACGAAAACATCTTCGGTCGCACGTCTCGCCGGGATAGCACCTGTGTTTTCGACAATAGAAAGTCCAGGTTGAAGTTGATACGCCATTGTATATTAATAGTAGTGGAGAAAATCATCTTACGTCACCGGCGGTGGACAATCCTCTAAAAGCCCCCAATTGCGCCCCTCTGGCGTTGGGATTACACACGGACATATCACCAGATTTGCACATCGGACCGAATTTTGCGCCATAGAGCCATTCCGCATACGCCGTTTGGTCGCCTGGAATAGACGTCACGGGCATGGACACAAATTGACGAGCAGAGGCATTCTTTTGGAATTCAGGCATAGCCGTTCTGGAACGACCACCATCGTACTGCACTCGGTCTTCGCCAAAATACTTGACATATCCTTTCACCGTGGGGTAGAAACACGCTGATTCACGTTCTGGGTTATCGGTGATATCAGTCAACAAGACATTTCCATACGGATTGTCTTCATTGGGCATTTGGCACGAGTTTCCTGAGTATTGTTCACTGTTCGTCGGGCGCCCAACACCTCCCTTGACCATGTTCGAGCGATACATCACGACGAGAACACCGAGGACTGTGATACCGAGCACAAAGATACGAGGGTCGCGGCGAATCAAATAGATGATACACGAGGCATAAATAATAAATCGAGACGCGGCGTTAATACGGTCGGCTGGGGTCTGAGCGTTTGTCGGCCAAAATTCTAAAACCTTGTCCGAGCGGACCAACTCTTTGAAATCTTCAAACCAGGGTTTCATTTAATATAACAAGAGGTTTATTTTTTCAACATACCACCTAACATCTTCATGAGCGCGTCAGGGTTGATACCACCGGCACCACCTTCAGCCTCCATCTTGGTCGCACAATCTTGGGCCAGGCTTTCAATCGCAGAGAGCGTGTCCGCGGGGATAGATGTGATAGTCACACCAATCATGTACAAGGTTTGCAAATATTGGAAAATCGCACCACGCGTGGCCTGGCTCGCCTTTTCCCAGTTTGCCTTCATGTTCATGTCTTTCAAGAAACCAATGTCCTCATCCAACAACGTGACGTCCTGCTGAGAAACACGATCGGCATACGGGCCCATACCGACCATGTAGGTTTCAACAATTTTACGGGGGTTACTCTTTCGGAGCAGGTCAAATGATGTCTCAAACTTCTTAATACCCTTTTCATCGGGGAACGCCTTACGGAGCTCCCCGATGAAGTTTCCCATCATTTCGTTAAACGCCGAAACAGAAGCCATTTATATTATTATCTTTTAAAATCTTTAAGCATTTAGAAAGGTTCCGTTGAAATGGTCTCACGTTGACCCAATCCATTGGATACGATGAAATAAATCAAAATCGCGTTGAGCGCCGCGGGCTTCGTGTACTGAGCCAGCTGTAACTTACCTTCGTTATTGAGTTGCGCCTTCATGTGAATGTAGCCCGCCGTAATCGCAGCACCCACGAGAGCGGCACTGAACGGGTCTCTGAGGTAATCACTGAGTTCCATTATTATAGTATAGTGAGGTTTTCTTTTTAACGACGTCTATCTGGGGCATCGCCAAACAAAACACCGTCATCTTCCTCCTGTGGTTGCTCCTGCGGCTGCGGCTGTGGCTGCGGCTGCGGCAACTCATCTTCCGCTGGAACATTGGGGATTGTTTTAAACTCATTCTCCAATCCCGTGGGCCCTTCTTCCATCTCGGGTGCCTCGGGTGCCTCGGGTGCCTGAACCTCTTCTTCTGGCTGCTCCTCCATGACCGGTACAGGTTCCTCGTCGTAGACCTCGGGGTCTTCTGTATCTGTGGGGTCGGAGAGGTCGATGTTCTTCTCAGGGTCAGTGTTTGTCATGTACGTTTGCAAAATTTGTTGTACCGGGATGAGTTCCTTCACGGACACTTCAATGCATTGGGTAAATCGCGTCCTCAAAGTTTCGTCTCTGACGTATTCACTCTGCTCCTCGTGATACACATAGGGGTCTTTATATAAGTCCTTGGCACACGTATTATAGCACGTTTGAATAAAGACTTCATTTGTCGGAAGCTTCAAACTAATCCTCTGACCATCGGACTTCAAACGAACAGAACTCAAAATCTTCGTACACGCCACGAACACGGCCGCCAACAAGTCACCGAACCACGCACACCGGTTGGTGATGTTATCTGCGTGTTGCTTGGACATCGTATCCGACCAGTTGGGGACATCTTTCAACAATTTTTGAAATTGAATGAGAACCTTTTTTCCTTTGGACATTGAGACTGATTCGTTGTACAAATTCTCAAAAGTTTCAATCATAGCGGGAACCATGATGAGACAGAGTTGTCCCAAGTATTCCTTTTTCGCTTCAACAAGTACGTTCAAATTGTCCATACTACAGTATACTGAAATAATTTTACCCCTTCCTGTACGCACTCGCAGCTTTTCGTAAATTTATCAATGTTGGAAGTTCGGGTTCTTCATACACCTCCTCCTCCTCCTCCCTGACCTTTTCTTTTTTCTTTTTTTTAGGTAGCCAAGACACAAAAAGACTGATATCTC